TGGCGTGAGCTTGTTTGAATCATACATAATAGATCGTGAAAGAGGTGTGATGCCACCGAAGGGATTTGAAGAAGTTGCCGATGGTAGTTGGTTTGTCTCTTATCTGATTGACAACGATGATGTGTGGTCAAAAGTCAAATCAGGTGAGTTCAAAGGATTCTCGGTAGAGGGTGTTTTTGATTTCCCCGAAGACAAAGAAGAACAACTCATTGAGCAGATGAAAGAGATTCTTTCAAGGTGGAATGGAAAGTAAAATTGCAACAAGTAAAAACAAAATCTAATTTATATCAAAATGAACGCAAAAGAAACATTGAAAGAAATCCGCACGATGTTGGGATTCTCTGACGAAGAACAAAAAGTTGAGATGGCAACTGCCACCTTGACTGATGGAACAGTTATTTCTTATGAGGGCGAATTGGCTGTAGGAACTGCCATCTTCGTTCAAACTGCTGAAGGTGACATCCCAGCACCTGACGCAACTCACGAAGTTGAAGGTGGTTTGTTGGTAACAACTGTTGAAGGTATCGTAACTGAAATCGTTGAACCTGAAATCGAAATCGAAGTTGAAGCCAAAGAAGAGTTTGCAACCGTATCTCATTTTAATGATGTTGTGAGCAAGTTGGAAAGTGCAATCGCAGAATTGTCTGCAAAAGTTGTGGCGTTGTCTGCATCTAACACCCAGCACAAAGAAGCAATGAGCAAGGCAATTGACCTTATTGAGAAAGTTGCTGACTTACCAAGCGAAACCCCAATCAAAACTCCTGTTTCAAACAAGAAAAACGATCAGTTTGAAGCACTTAAAAAATTCAAAAACGCAATAAACAAATAAAACTATGTCATTCTCTGTAGGATCACTCGCTAATTACACCAACGAACAATCAACTGATTTGTTGGTTAAGGCTCTTTTCGGGTCAAAAACTGCAACCTTGTTGCAATCTTCTAACCAAGTTCAGGTAGGTGTAAAATCTGCATCTGCTTTGAACATCCTTGCTTCAACCGTTTTCTTCCAAGCCGATGGTTGTGGTTACAACCCAAGTGGTACAACTGCCTTCACTCAGCGTAACATCACCGTTGGTGCTGTAAAAGTTGAAGAAACTCTTTGCCCAAAGACATTGGAAGCCAAGTGGATGCAAACACAAATCATGCCTGGTTCACCAACTATGGTTCCTTTTGAAGAGCAGATCGGTGCTGAAAAGGCTGCCGTTATTGCACAAACTTTGGAAGTTGCAATGTGGCAAGGTGATACCGCTTCTGGTAACCCTAACTTGAGTCGTTTTGATGGATTCAATAAAATCATTGCTGCCGCTTCTCCAGTATTGGCGAACTCTGCACCAACTACATTCTCTTCAATCACCGCTGCAAACATTGATGACATCTTGGATCAGGTTTACGCCAACATCCCTGCTGCCGTTGCTGAAAAAACTGACTTGGTTTGTTTCTTGGGAATTGATGCCTACAAATTGATGTTGGTAAACTTGAAGAACGCTAACTTGTTTCACTATGTTGCCGATGCTGCCACTTCAATGGAAATGGTTTACCCCGGTACTAACATGAAGTTGATCGCTGTTGGTGGTTTGAACGGAACTAACAAGATTGTTGCTGGTTCTTTGAGCAACTTCTTTATGGGTACTGACTTGATTGACGAGCAAGAAGAAGTGAAAATGTGGTACAGCATCGACAACGATGAGGTTCGTGTTCGTTTCACTTTCAAGGCTGGTGTTCAGGTTGCTTTCCCCGGAGAAATCGTTTACTTCACCCTTTAATCTTCATAAAATATGCCCTGTTTACTCACACAAGGATTCACTCTTGATTGCAAGGATGCAGTCGGAGGTATCAAATCAATCCACCTTATCACTTGGGTTGATTCAAAATTCACAATTGCAAGTGGTGAAGTAACTGGCACAACCGTTGCAAGTGGTGATGTTTACGATTACGAGTTGCCGAAAGGTACTGGATCATTGACCATCACCACCAACGTATCTGTTGAGAACGGAACATCATTCAATCAATCGGATGTTGTTTTCAAACTTCGCAGATTGTCAACCACCAAGCGTAACGAAATGAAGCTCCTTGCTCAAGGTCGTTGCTATTGCATCGTTAAGAACAACAACGATGAGTATTGGTTGGTCGGCAAGGAGTACGGATGTGATGTGACTGCAATGGTTGCAAACACCGGTACTGCTATGGGCGATAGTAACGGTTATGAAGTTACTCTTTCTGCTATCGAAGCGGAAGCACCTTACAAATTGCAAAGTTCAGTTGTTACCGCTTTAGGTATCTAATTGATTCTTGTTTCATAGGTCGAATGGGGAGGGCAATATGCTCTCCCTTTTTTTGTTACATATTTTTACTCTCGCTATTTTGTAGAGATGTTGGTAATTGATAAAGCACAGTCAAAGAATTGGTATTTAACGCTGACCGAAAAAGTCACGATTGCCAATCCATATTTTCTGTTTGCCTTCACACATCGTTTGAGCAATGAACTCACAACGGTGATCTTGTCGGACATTTCAATTCACCCTGAGAGATACAACCAATTTGCAGTTGTTGAGGGTAGCACTTTCACTCTTGATGCTGGAGAATTTGAATATCAAGTTTACGCACAAACATCATCAACCAATTTGTCTCCAGCATTGGCAAATGAATTGGTAGAAAGTGGAATCTTGAAAGTTGAATTTGATGTTACTCGCAATTACTACGAGGTGACTTTGAATGAGAAGATTTACGAGATTGAACAACCCACACAAATCATATATCTGCTTTTGGAAAATGGCGATTTCTGCCTTCTTGAAAGCGGTGATAAAATACTACTATAATGGCAGATCAAAAGATATCCCAATTAACCACTATCGTCACGGTAGACAACGCCTCCGATTTGTTTCCTATTGTTGATACATCGGCAGCGGAGACAAAGAAAATCACACCATCAGCGTTGAAAACTGCATTGGCGTTGAATAATGTTGACAACACAAGTGATGCAAACAAGCCCGTTTCAAGTGCAACTCAATCCGCACTAAACGCCAAACAAGATACACTTGTAAGCGGAACGAATATCAAGACCGTAAACGGCACATCAGTACTTGGAAGCGGAAACATTTCTATCAGTTCGGCAGTTGCTTGGGGTGGTGTTACTGGCACTTTGTCAAACCAAACCGATTTGCAAACTGCACTTGATGGGAAGGTTGATGAAAATTCTCCCATTACTGGAGCAACCAAAACGAAGATCACATACGATGCCAAAGGTTTGGTAACTGCTGGAGCAGATGCAACCACAGCAGACATCGCAGATAGCACAGACAAACGTTATGTAACCGATGCACAATTGGTAGTTGTTGGAAACACAAGCGGAACGAATACGGGTGACAATGCGACCAATTCGCAGTATTCGGGTTTAGCAGCGAGTAAGCAAGATACTTTGGTATCAGGTACAAACATTAAAACCATCAACAGCACTTCGCTTTTGGGTAGTGGTAATGTCTCAGTTGAACCAACAATAACCGCCACAACTTCAGCGGATTACTACAGAGGGGACAAAACATTTGCAACCCTTAACAAGGCTGCGGTAGGTTTGGGCAATGTTGACAATACTTCAGATGCAAACAAACCCGTTTCAACTGCAACACAAACGGCACTTGATGCAAAGACAAACAAGTTGGTAGTTGCCAACAGACAGACCGCTTCATATACTTTGGTTTTGAGTGATGCCGACAAATTGGTTGAGATGAATGTGGGAAGTGCAAACAATCTTACAGTTCCTTTAAATAGTTCAGTAGCGTTCAGCACAGGCACACAGATTCTTTTGGCGCAATATGGGGCAGGACAAACAACGGTTGTGGCAACAAGTGGCGTAACAATCCGAAGCAATGGGGCAAAGTTGAAATTGAACGCCCAGTATTCGGGTGCAACTTTGGTGAAGATTGCGGAAAATGAGTGGTATTTATTTGGAGATATAGCGTCATAATATGATACTTTCAACACACGGGGTTATTGCTTCACAAATTCCATCCTTTGTTGGATTATTGGATACTTATCCAAATGCAGCGGTGGCTTATTCGGTTCGTAAATTAAGAGCAGCGTACACGGGTAGTGCTATTAGAGTACGAAGAAGTTCGGATAACACCGAACAAAATATAGGATTTGATTCCAATGGAAATTTAGACGAAAGTGCATTAACAACTTTTGTTGGGGCAAACAATGGCTTTGTTGTTACTTGGTTTGACCAAAGCACAAACGGTAATAATGCCACAATGTCAACGGCTGCAAATCAACCGCAAATAGTAAGTAGTGGCACAGTATTAAAATTAACAGGTATTGGAAGCGCAAGACCTATTTTAAGATTTGACGGCACTAATGACCATTTAAGATTTACAAATCTTAGCGGTACTGGACCATTTACAAGTTTCCATCCTACCAAAAAATTTGATTCATTAAGTATAGGCGCATGGTTTACGACAGGAGATTCTGCAAAAACTCCATATTCACCAGTAATTTACGGAGCATCTGGAACTTATATTGGAAGTAATACTAAATCTGATTCTATTACTTTTAATAGTGTAAATTATTTATTATTAGGTGGTATAGCCTATGGTAATTCAACAACTGGAAAGATATATGTTAATAATACTTTGCAAAGTGGTTATGCTAATAATGCTGATTTAGGCACTGGTAATTTTAATTCAATAAATGCAAGGGTTATTAACAATGAGTATTCAAAGTGCGATGTTCCAGAGATGATTTTATATTTATCTGACCAACAAACAAATGTAAGTAATATAAACGCAAATATAAATACTTATTATGCAATCTATTAAGGGCTACCAATACAACACCGAAACCGAAGCAATCGCAGCCCGTGAGTTGTGTGATACTTACTACGGCATCCCCATTGCACCTGATGACATAACGCAGAATTGGGTTAATTATCAGTTTGCAGAATTAAACCAACCACAATTTTGGTATATTACATTTGATGAATCACTTTCCGCCATACTTGGAACACCGATTGAGTTTGAAGTTGTAACACCACCATTCCCCCCAAATGAAAAACCTTAATGATACCACCGCAGCCATTGCCACCGCAATCACGGGTTCATCAGCGGTCATCACTTTTGCTCAAATTTATCAACCCCTTGTTACTTTTGGCGTGGGGGTTCTTGGTATTATTTCGGGCGTTTTGGCTGTTATCTATTGGAGTAAAAAAATTAATCGCATCAAATGACCGTAAAAAAACCATCCGCAAATCCGCTACCAATTTCGTTTGATCAATTCCGAAAGAAT